AAGCAACTGCTAAGAATGGTGCAAGCACCAAACCTAACGCGTATGAACGCGGTGCAGCTGCTGACCGCGGCGCAAGCATACCAGGTTGGATCGAGATCCTTCCGGGATGCTACGCGGCGATATAGTGACTACCGGTCACGTCGTAATGACGCTGAACCGGACCAAAGCAATTCGTATACAGTGAGTCCAGAGATCGCAACAACTCTGGACAATCTAGATATGTTCATAGCACACTACCAGAAGACTAGAGGACAGAATAAGTGGAGACGCCCACGGGTGTTACCGAAAAGAAAGGATGAACAAGTCATCGCTTACCGCCGATTGGTGAGGGAGCGAAGAGGGTATCTGTCTGGTCTAGTAAATATACTCACGCGATGCATGTTCGATCGACAACACTATAAGACTCTTGGTTCAGAGTCCAGAAGAGTTGCGATGAAGGCCGCAATTCCAAAAGTGATAGCAAGTCACTTTTACGCGAGTACAATCTCCCGAGCGATGATGCCCGTATGCTCTGAAAGAGCTAAGAGACGGGCCTTGATAAAAACCACCAAACAGTGGAAGAAATCAAGATCATTCAATCGGAGGATCGTGGATGAGGTCATAGCACAGGTGGCACCTACCCTTAGGCGCTACCGTGTGCATCAGAACATCCCTGACGCACCGGAGACGATGCCAGCCACAAAGGCTTGCATTGAACAACCGGTGAGGGAGGGAGGTGCTATGCGCCACATGTTGGAGTTCGGGAAAGAGACCGCCACAAACATGGGGGTCTCAATAGAAATGCTACCTGAGATGTTTGGAGAGCCTTCGGTGAGTTCTTGCTTAAGAACTCTAGCCGTTAACCTCGGATGTTTCTCAATGAGGGAGCTAGTTCCAATTCCTATAACGCAGCTTGGGGGGAAGATCCGAGTGATAACCAAACATCCCGCAGCGCAAGTGACATGCGCTCGACACCTCATGAACACATGGGTGAAGATTCTCAAGAATGTGGGTCCTTGTCGCGTGTTAAACGGACAAGGCGTAAGGCTTAAAAGGATGGGATCAACGGGTGATGTACGATTCTTCTCAGCGGATTTGACCAAAGCTACAGACTTGATAGCTCACAGCGTTGCGAAAGGCATCGCGGGTGCGCTGATGGATGAGCTATGGCCAGGTCACTGGATGAATGCCGCGGTATTGGAGTTGTTTGGGGAAAAGGTAATCACATCTACGGAAGTTGAGTCGCTTAATGGCGAGACAAAGTCCGGGATTCACATGGGTCTAGGACCCACGTGGGTGATCCTTTCCCTTCTCAACATCGGTTGTGCGCGGCTTGCGGGGGCACGGTGGAGATCATTCGCCGTCTGTGGAGACGACTTGATCGGTTGGTGGCCCGATGACGTACGAAGGCGTTATATAACGAACTTAGAAGGTTGTGGATTAGAAGTTAACATATCAAAATCATATTGGAGTGTATCGACAGGCGTATTCTGTGAAGGATACGTCGTCAAGAAGAGTGAAACTGATGCTGAAATCGTTTGGGACGTAAAAATGTCCGAGTGGTTCAGCTCTCAGTGGCGGTTCTTCCGCTCAGGGACGAAGCTTAATGCAGCACTAGGAGCACCAAGAGGTGCGCCTATTAGAAGCTGTCTAGCTCACTTGCCAAAAGGGCCTGCAGAGCTCGGAATGGGAGGCGTACGCCGTCC